AAAAAGAAAGCAATGAGGAACTTCCAGAGGATGTTTCTGCTTATCTTAAATTCAAAAAAGAAACTGGTCGAGGATTTCAAGACTTTGTAAACCTTAATAAGGATTATGATAGTATGAATGCAGACCAACTCTTAGCTGAATATTGGTCTCAAACTAAACCACATTTAGATGCTGATGACATTCAATTTGAACTTGAAAATAAGTTTGGATATGATGAGGACTTAGCAGATGATAAGGAGAAGAGACAGATTAATATAGCTAAGAAAGAAGAACTTGTAAAAGCCAAGAAGTATTTAACCAGTCAAAAGGAACAATATAGTGTACCACTTGAGTCAAGTAGTTCATTAGTTTCTGAAGAAGAAAAAAATGGCTATGAGGCTTACAAGAAGTATGTTCAAGAATCGCAAAGTATGCATGATCAGAATATAAAAAGACAGGAGTATTTTTCTAAAAAAACAAACGAACTATTTTCTAATGATTTCAAAGGTTTTGGTTTTAAAGTAGGAGATAAAGAGCTTGTTTATAATCCAGGAAATGTGGATAAGATGAAAACTACTCAGTCAGATATTACTAATTTTATTAATGCTCACATTAATGAGGATGGTTTTATTAAGGATGCTAATGCATACCATAAGTCTTTAGCTGTTGCTATGAACTCTGAAGCTTTCGCTAAGTTCTTTTATGAGCAAGGCAAGGCAGACGCTGTTAGTGATATTACTAAGGAAGCTAAAAACGTGGATATGCCCGTTAGAAAAGCTCCTGAAAGTATTAGTAAGGGTGGTTTTAGAGTGACGGCAGTAGGTAATGATCATGGTTCTGGACTAAAAATAAGAAGTAAAAAAAATAAAAACTAAAACTAAAACTAAAAAAAATGGCAGGTTCAATAACAGGTGCCGCTGGACAACCAGCGTTAACACCATCGTCAAGCAAGGCAGCATTGCCTTCAAATTATATTACAAATTTTGATTTTTTAAATCAATACTTACCAGACACTTACGAGAAAGAGTTTGAAAGATATGGAAACAGATCTATCAGTGCTTTCTTGAGAATGGTTGGTGCAGAAATGCCTACTAACTCTGACCTTATTAAATGGGAAGAGCAAGGTAGATTACATACAAAGTTTCAAGGAGTAACTCTTGGTACTTATGTTGGTAATGAAGACACACAAACATTAACTTTTACAGCAGCTCACAATTTAAGAGTAGGTCAAACTATTGTTATTTCTGATGAGACGGCTGCTTCAACTCTTAGTAATAAAGCTATTATTACTGCTGTTCCTACAACTACTACGGCTGATGTAGCTTATTATGAGGCTTCTCAAGCTGGATATGCTGCTGCAAGTACAATGACTGTATTTGTTTATGGTTCTGAGTTCAACAAAGGAGCTAATGGAATGAGTGGTTCTTTAGAGGCTGATCCAGTAATCAAAGACAATAAGCCAATTATCATCAAAGATAAGTATGTTGTATCTGGTTCAGATATGGCTCAAATCGGATGGGTAGAGGTAACTTCAGAAAATGGAGCTTCAGGATACTTATGGTACATTAAATCAGAGCACGAAACAAGATTACGTTTTGACGACTATCTTGAAATGGCAATGATTGAAGGTGTTCCAGCAGAAGCTGCTTCTGGTGTTGCTGCTCTTTCAGCTTCAGGTCAGTTAGGTAATCAAGGTACAAAAGGTTTATTCCACGAAATTGAGAACAACGGTAACGTTTGGTCTGGTGGAAACCCAACAGCTTTAGCTGACTTTGATTCTATTATCCAGAGATTAGACAAGCAAGGTGCTATTCAAGAGAATGTACTTTTTGTTAATAGAGATTTCGGATTTGACATTGATGACATGTTAGCTGCTCAAAACTCTTACGGTGCAGGTGGTACTTCTTACGGATTGTTCGACAATGACGAAGAAATGGCACTTAACCTTGGATTCTCAGGATTCAAAAGAGGATATGAGTTCTACAAGACAGATTGGAAATATCTTAACGATGCTACATTAAGAGGTGGTTTAGTTGGTGGAGCTGTAAATGGTGTATTAGTACCAGCAGGTTCAACTAATGTTTACGATCAAGTAATGGGTAGAAACGCTAAGAGACCATTCTTACATGTAAGATACAGAGCGTCAGAAACTGAAGATAGAAGATATAAGACTTGGATGACTGGTTCCGCTGGCGGAGCTGCGACAAGTGACTTAGATGCAATGGAGGTTAATTTCTTATCAGAAAGAGCTCTTTGTACTTTAGGTGCTAATAACTTCTTTATCTTTAAGGATTAAGAATAACAATTACTAGGGGAGGGTTAATTCCCTCCTCTTTTTTTTATAATTAAATTAAATCGAATAAAATGAAAATAGAATTAAAAGATAGGGTGTATGTATTGAAATCTCAAACAACCCCTTTGAGTTACATGTTAATCTCAAGAAACACAAAAAGAAAACCATTATTATATTTTGACGAAGAACAGGGTTCTAATAGAGCACTTCGTTATGCACGAAATCAAAAGAGTCCTTTCGAGGATGAGCAAGATGATAATGCTATATTGGAGCCAATAGTATTTGAAGATGGTTTCTTAACTGTTCCAAAAAACAATCCAGTACTACAAAAGTTTTTAAGTTTACATCCTGGTATTAATAAGATATTTGAAGAGGTAAACACTGAAAAAGATGCTAGTAAAGAGGTTGCTAGTTTAGATAGTCAACTGGATGCAGAAATAGCTGCTAAAGAATTAGATATTGAAATGATTGAAAATATAGCTAGATTACTTATGGGTGCTACTGTAGATAAGTTAACAAGCTCTGAGTTAAGAAGAGATGTTAGGCTATACGCTAGACAGAACCCAATTGAGTTTTTAGAAATGGTTGATGATCCTATGGTTAGGCTACAAGGTTTAGCTAAGAAGGCATTAGACGCTAAAATACTCACATTAAGAAATGGAGATAGAGATGTTTATTTCAATCTAAAGAATAACAAAAAGAAAATGATTACTGTACCTTTTGATGAGACTCCATCGTCTGCTATATCAGCATTCTTACAGTCTGATGAAGGTGTAGAAGTTATGAAGATGTTAGAGAAAAAAGTAAATTAATTTATTATATTTGTGCTTTAATTGTTTGTTTATTATTTCATAATGAAAATAAGGGGAGGGCTGATCGGTCCTCTCTTTTTTTTTATCTTTGTATTATGAACAATTTTATATCTATACCAATTACAGATGCAGG